GAGAACTAGCAAGACCTAGACAACCTCCGAGGTTCTAGGCCAAGCCATACAATTACAAGATAAGATTGGCTTGTGTATTGGCATCTACTGATGCCGCTATTTGCTGCGTATGCTACATTGATTGTAGCTTTGACATGGAACCGCTGGAAGCAACGGTTGAGCGCAGCACACTTTATTCAAGAATATACCAGTTGCAATATTGATTGGTGTAGGCTGGTTCATTACCTATGGTCTTGAATCGTGGCAGCACCTCGTCGCCGCTAAGACTGGGGTATTCCAGAACATACCGGCCATGCCTCTGTCGGATTTGTTGAACACTTGTTGTTCTCCCCCGAAAAGCACAAACCGGCTGGTTTTTATTTCAGGTCGAAGGTTCAAGTCCGTTCTGGTGGCCAATTTATTAATAAAAATAATTAAATAAGTGCTGCTCACAGCATTCAGGAGATAGTATGTCTTGTACAACGGCAACTTATGATATTTGCGTTGACCAAGGCGCAGACCTGTCCCTCCCCATCACTGTAACTGGTTTGTCCCTTACAGGGGCTTCAGCAGAGATGGATATTCGCGAATCTATATCTTCCTCGTCTACAGTGGTTGAATTGTCAACAGCTAATGGGAAGATTAGTATTGCTGGACAAGTCATCACAGTAAATCTCACGGACACAGAGACAGCTTTATTCACGAAGCAATATGTCTATGATTTGTTTGTCACGACATCTGATACCAAGAAGCACAAGATACTTGTTGGGAAGGTTAACACCAACCTTAGCGTAACACGATAATAATTACAAGGAGGTAGTGATGACCTGCGAAATATCTGTTGTTGTCACACCTCAAGAAGTGGATGTAACAGTATCTCCTCAGACTGTAAGTGTAGAGATTGCAGACCCTTCAAAGATTGGCCCACAGGGTGCTACTGGTAAGTCCAACTACGAAATTGCAGTAGATAATGGGTTTATCGGAACAGAGTCTGAGTGGTTGCTAACGATAACAGGCCCGCAAGGGGAAGTTGGGCCACAAGGGCCGCAAGGGATTCAGGGTATTCAAGGGATACAAGGATTAAAAGGTGACACCGGGCCGCAAGGCCCGAAAGGGGATACAGGTGACGCTGGTGTTCAAGGTATTCAGGGAGTACAGGGATTAAAAGGGGATACTGGTGCTACTGGCCCACAAGGAACTAATGGAACTGATGGGGATGATGGATTATCCGCATATCAAGTTGCTGTTGCCAACGGATTTATAGGAACTGAACCTCAGTGGCTTGAATCATTAGTTGGCCCTACAGGTGCTACTGGCAGTCAAGGTATTCAGGGGAACACCGGCTCAACAGGGGCTACTGGCCCTACAGGTGCAACCGGCCCTTCTGGTACAAATGGAATAGATGGCAAGACAGTTAGGAATGGTTCTGGTATACCTTCTAGTGGGTTGGGCGTTGATGGTGACTTCTACATTGATGTCTCTGCTAATACTATTTACGGCCCAAAGACGACAGGTGCATGGGGAACTTCAACCTCGTTGGTTGGCCCCACCGGGGCTACTGGCCCTGCGGGTGCAACAGGGGATACTGGTGCTACCGGCCCACAAGGTATCCAAGGGGTTCAGGGCATACAAGGCCCACCCGGAGATACAACAATCTATTCCGTTACTGGAACACTGGACTTCGGTAGTACTGATAATGGTGATTGCAGTACAAGCATTGTTGCATCTTGGGCAGGGAGTATTCCTTACACTTATAAAGTAAATGTAAATGCTACAGACCACGATATTGAAGATATTATTATCGAGGGTATCAGTATCAGCGTCTACGAGGACAGTGGAGTAGGGTTTAACGTCTACGCTCATGCCCCTAATGGTACATGGGGTAGATATACAGTAACAATTTTGGGGTATAGTTGATATGTCAGTTCAAGTTCGTGGTAGTGGTGGAAACCTTGCAGCCGTTGATGCAAATGGTAATGTCAATGTCGTTATGCCAGATGCCACAACACCTGCTGATGTCGGGGCTATCCGTATTTTCTCTGAGAATGACACAGGTGCTGGCCTTGGAACTAACATTCCAACCTTGATGTCACCAGAGACTGACATGGACTATCGTCTTCGTGTATCCCAAGATTGGCTAGTTGAAGATGAGACATTTAACTATACTGCACAGAACACCGGGAAGACGCAATACCATAACACGACGATGACTAACGCATGGTCTACGTCTGGTATGTCAACCAACTCTGGCGGCATTACAACCACTACTACTGGCACATCTTTCAGGACTTATGCTGCCTTTCCTACAATCGGCACATGCACCACGTCTGCCGATATTGAGATGGCTTTCTCTGCTTGGCTGGTACAAAATACAGTTGTAGACTTCGGTTTCGGTATAAATGCCACATCCAACCCGTATGCCACCACAGATGGTGCATACTTTCGAGCAACCTCTGCTGGTTTGTTCGGAGTAACTAACTTTAATGGTGTTGAAACCGTAACATCTTTGGATTTCACTCCTACGTTGAACCAGAAATATCAATACATTGTCTACATTCATCGCAGGCAGGTTGAGTTTTGGATTAACAACGGAACAAGTACAGACTTATACGGAATTATCAACACCCCTGCTGGTCAAGGACAACCACACGCTTCCCCATCTTTGCCGTTGTTTTTGCGGCATGTGATTACAGGTGGTGCTGCATCTGCTGCCATGTCTGCTACTCTTTCTAACTGGTGCGTGCGGGTTGGCGGAATACAGGTAACAATGGGTGCTGGTGAGCTTGGTAATTCAATTTATGGCAGTTACCAAGGATTGTCTGGTGGAACGATGGGGAGTTTATCTTCCTACACTAACAGTTCTAACCCAACCGCCGCTGTACCTTCAAACACTGCACTGACAGCCAACCTTATTTCCGGTCTTGGTGGTCAAGCATGGGAAACCTTTACAGCAGGTTTGGCCCTCAATACAGACGGTATTCTGTTGTCTTACCAAGTTCCCGCTGTCGGCGTAAACGCTCAAGGACGCAGGTTGAGAATCAATGGCGTTAAGCTTACAGCTTTTATTCAGACAGCCCTCACTGGTGGTGGATTTAACAACACATTCACGTTGAACTTTGGACATACGGCTGTATCGCTCGCCACTGGTGAAGCTGCCACAACCAAAGCACGAAGGGTGGTGCTGTTACCAGAACTTACACAGACTGTTACATCGGGACAAGCTGTTAACACTCTTGTATCGCAGTTTGCATCGTCCAGCGTGTTCCAAAACCCTGTGTATGTAAACCCTTCGGAGTTTGTTAATGTGGCTGTTAAGCACATTGGTACAGTGGCGACAGCAGGGGTTATTGCGTACAACATTCAGTTGGATTACGCTCGGGAATAATATTATAGCAAGGACGCTATACCTAAAAGGTGAATAAAATGCAAGAAATTATCTCTTCCCCATCTAAAGGCGGACGCCCTAGCAACAAGGATAAACCCCTTGGTAGGGCTTCTAATACGATGGTGGCGCGTAAGCTAGGTAATATTGCCCCAGAAGCAATGGATTTGATTATCGAAGCTATGCGTGACATCAATGAGCCTATGAAAGAGCGCACTAAGAATGCTCAGTGGATTGTAGCTACAATGATGGCTTCCTTGAAAGAAGTGGATCGTCAAACAATGCTTCAATACACAATTGAAAAGCTCAAGAAAGAGAATAACGGCAAGGAAATGAAGTCTGAAGATGTTCCAGATGTGGACGAAGATGAAGACGATGGTTGTGCCATGTTCAGTCTGTCTATTGTGAAATAACAGCCATGAACAACAAGTATTGCGTTGCAGAGAGCATTAACAGCAAGGTGAATGCTGAAACCACATATTCTACAGACGCTGATAATTATGGCGAGATGGAATATTGGACTGAAGCATTGAATAAAGGTGATTGTGAAGATTACGCCTTGAAGAAAAGGGCAATGCTGTTAGAGATGGGATGGAGTTTGGATTCTCTATTGCTCTGTACATGCAAGACTGAAACCGGCGAAGGACATTGTGTATTGTGGGTGGATACAGACAAGGGTGGATATATCCTCGATAATCGTTATCACTGGCCAATGTCCCCGTCCGCTCTCCCCTATGAATGGCAATACATTATGAAAGGTGGGAAATGGCACGAGCTATCTGGCTGGCAATAATCCTCTCTGGTTGTGCATCAAATAAGAGCCTCCCTGTTATTGGGGAGGTTGTTGATGAGCCAATAGGGTTTAGTGAGATGTGCATTAGGGACAGTACATTGCCAATATGCAATGAATAATAGATAAATGTTGTTTCAGTATATTGACAACTGGAAGAACAGTGTTATTCTGTCTTTATGGAAAGCATTTTCAGCAAGAGCTGATACAGAATTAGTGGATAGGATGGCCGTCCGATAAGCGTCTTTGCCAACGCTTCCACTTCTAATTAATGGCAACCCCTGAAGGCAATCAAGAAATAATTTTTATGGCAATGTACGGCATTAACGATCAGAAATACCCCTCCCGACAACCTGACGGAAAGACCAAGAAAGAGTATAACCTCTGGTGCGCTATGTTGCACCGTTGTTACAGTAAAAGATTTCACTCACAAGATAATAACTACGTCTACATTGGATGTACGGCCAGTGAAACATTTAGGAATTACTCTCTGTTCTATGAATGGTGCCAGACACAGGTAGGTTTTGGCGAAGAAGGCTTCTGTCTTGATAAGGACATCCTTTCAAATGGCGTAAAGGAATACTCGGAACAGAATTGTGTATTCGTTCCACAAGAGATAAACAAACTGCTGAATAAGCACAAGATACATCGCGGAGAATACCCGATTGGTGTTAGCAGGCACAGTAATAAAAAGCTCATGGCTGGTTTCAGCGGGAACGGTATTAGGAATAATTGCCTTGGTTACTTTGATACACCAGAAGAAGCCTTTGCTGCATACAAAACAGCAAAAGAACAGTATGTAAAAACTGTTGCTGAAAAATGGAAACATAAAATTGACCCCAGAGTTTACCAAGCAATGTTGAACTATCAAGTAAATGTAACGGACTGAGGGTTACAGAGTATTTGGAGCAACTATGACGGTAAAGGTACAAAAAGAAATCATCGGCCCAAAGAGCCGAAAGCAACAAATGTTCCTTGAGTCAGATGCTGATGTTACAATTTTCGGGGGCAGTGCTGGCTCAAGTAAGTCATATTCAGGGATTATGGGGTTTCTACCTCATATCCAATACCCAAACTTCCGTGGACTTATTACTCGTCGGACTACCCCACAGTTAAAAGGTAGTGGTGGTATTTTAGATACAGCCAGCCAACTGTTCAAGAAGATTGATCCAAAAGTTCGGTGGAAGAGTCAAGAAAATAAGTTTGTGTTTTCAAGCGGTGCAGAGATTCATTTGCGCCACTTTGAATACATGAAGGATAAAGACAATTTCCAAGGTTTGCAAACAAACCACATTCTTGTTGATGAAGGCGCACAGTTTGAAGAAGACATGGTTACGTACCTTATGTCCCGCCTTCGTAATCCTTCCTGCCCACAAGTAAAACCTAGAATATGTATCACTTGTAATCCAGACAAGAATAGCTTCCTTCGCAAGTGGCTTGACTGGTGGATTGATCCAGCTACAGGATTACCAATTGAAGAGAGATGTGGTGTAAAGCGTTGGTTTATTCGTAAAGATAATACTACATATTTTGCTGACACGCCAGAAGAGTTAATTGAAAGATACTCAAGTATTTATTTCAAAGTAATTCCGATGAGTATGTGCTTCATTAACGCCACCATCCTAGATAACCCGACATTGATGGAGATTCAGCCTGATTATGTCGCATTCCTTCAAGGGCTTCCTCGTGTTGAACGGGCAAGACTTTATGCAGGCAATTGGGATGTTACTGAGGAAGCAGCAGGGTATTGGAAAAAAGAGTGGTGTGAAATCATTGATAAGCCCCCGCTGGATACTGTCAAAGTAGCTCGGGCATGGGATATTAGTGGTTCTCTTCCATCGGAACTTATGCCAAATCCTGACTGGACTGCTGGTGTTAAGATGTCTAAGGATAAGTACGGGACATACTATATTGAAGATGTTGTAAGGTTTCGTGCCAGACATGGTGAAGTCTTTGAGAGGATGTTAGGGACTGCTAGAGAGGATGGGGAAGATACACTGATTGTTATCCCTCAAGACCCCGGATCAGCCGGTAAGCAATATGCTTCCACACTTATACGTGACCTAGCTGAACGCGGTTTCTACGCTAAATCAAAACACACATCCAAGTCCAAAGTACAACGCTTTGCGCCGTTCTGTGCAGCTTGTGAAAGCGGGAATGTGAAGATTGTTGCTGGTGAATGGAATGACGCATTCATTGAAGAATTAGAAGCATTTGATGGTAGTAGGCGTGTAAAAGATGATCAAGTTGATAGCGTAGCGGATACGTTCGCAATGCTAGCCTCTGGCATAAACATTCCAACATTCACTCTACCAGAATCAACATCCACTTCAAGATTTGGTTTTGCTTAATTAAAGGAGAGAAGCCTTATGGCTGAAGAAGAGCTAGAAGATTTCACTCAATTAACCAGTGATTCTGGTGTGCCAATCCCTCGGATGAAAATGAGTGAGGTGGGGTATAGTGGACTGAAGATTAGTAGCGGTATTGTGTACGAAGAGGCTAGGCGTGAACTGCGGTGGCCTGACAGCTTGAAAACGTACAAAGAGATGCGTAAGGACACAACCATCTCTGCCGCCCTAAAAGCCTATGAGTTGATGATTAGCCGCGTTGAATGGGATGTTGAAGCGTGTGATGATGCTACAGACCAACAAAAACTGCGTGCTGAATATATTGAATCTGTCATGCACGACATGGAGGGAAGTTGGTTCCAGTTCATTAAAGAATGCCTAACCTACCTCACCTTTGGTCACTCCGTTATTGAGAAGGTTCCGCGCAGGCGTAGATACGTCAACGGCAGTAAGTACAATGACGGCTTTGTTGGCTTGCGTAAGTTGGCTCCTCGCGCACAAGATACCATTACCAAATGGGTGTTTAGTGAAGATGGACGAGACTTAATTGGATTGGAACAGACAGTAACTAACACTGATGGGTATGTGCGCTATATTGATAGCGGTACGGCTGTATTCATTCCTCGTGACAGGTTTATGTTGTTCCGTGCTGATGCTACAAAGGACAACCCCGAGGGTACATCGCCACTGAGCAATTGCTACATTGCTTATCGCTTCCGTAAGGAATTGGAAGAGATTGAAGCTGTTGGTTATAGTAAGAACATTAATGGTGTTCCGATTGTCTGGCTGCATCCAAAATATATGGCAGATGATGCCAGTGACGCAGACAAGGCTGTTTATACGTATTACAAGAACATGGTTCGCAACCTTCAAATGAATGAGCAAACAGGTATCGTAATGCCGCTCATGTATGACGAAGGGCGGAACAAGATGTTCGATTTTGAACTGCTTTCTGTCAACAATACAACTGCACAACACATTCAAGCTGCGATTACGAGGTGGGATAATAAAATCCTTACAGCGTTGCACAGTGACCTACTCAAACTTGGTCAAGATGCTGTTGGTAGCTATAGCCTAGCAGACAGTAAGACAAACATGATGGCCATGGCTATCGAAGCGCGACTCAAAGAAATCCAAGACGTTCTGAATAACGACCTCATTCCTTGGCTCTATAAAATGAACGGATGGCGTGATACTGAACTGCCTAAGTTTGTTTATGGGGATTTGGATGAAACAGACCTAGAAGCATTCAGTAAGGCTATTCAGCGTATTAAAGCTGTTGGTTTGATTGCACCTACTCCGGGCAATGTTAATCATATCGCTGAAGTGTTGGGTTTACCAGACGAAGTTGAAGATGACATGGATCAAGAGGAATTGAATGTCTTGCTTGGTAAGCCAACATCAAGAAGTGGTGATGGGTTGAATACTTCTACTGGCGGGTTAAATGGTACAGCAGAATCTGCTTCCGAAGATGATAACAGCGCCATGAACACCGATAACAAGGGATAAAGGAGAAATACAATAATGGGGAAGTTGTTAAGGTTGACAAGCATCCTATACAACACCCCTCATTTGATGCTTCCGGCATCTCTTGAGCGAGTGTTTACTTATCTGGATGATCGAAACAATCATGCAGAATTAGCAGTACAGTTGGAGAAGAAACCAAAAGAACGGAACGTTCAATATGTCGCTGAAACACAAGTTGGTGTTTTGAGCGTTAGCGGCCCACTCACTTATATTGAATATGAGGCAATGTGTGGCGAACAGAATAGTTCGTATCAACAGATTGTGGATGACTTCGATAAGCTGTGCAGCATGGGCGCTAGAACGATTGTCATGGATGTAGATAGTCCCGGAGGAATGGCTTACGGGATGACGGAAACGGGTCGCTATCTTCGCAAGAAAGCCGATGAGAAAGGCATTCAACTTGTTGCATATGTTGACGGACTGAGTGCCTCTGCTGCGTTTGGTCTGTCCGTCGCTGCACACGAAATCATCGCAAATCCTGATGCTGAATTGGGAAGTGTTGGTGTTGTTGTAAAACTTAGGAATATGAACAAGGCCATGAATAATGCAGGTGTTGAAGACACTTACATCTATGCTGGCGACAGTAAGATTCCTTTCAAAGAGGATGGTAGCTTCAGGGAAGATTTCCTTGCTGACATCCAATATAAAGTCGATGCTCTATATCAACAGTTTACTGAGTATGTTGCGGATATGCGGGGAATCGACGTAGGTGTTGTTAAATCTACTCAAGCAAAAGTTCTACTGGCACAAGATGCCATTGGTATTGGCTTCGCTGATAAGGTGATGACACGAGAAGATTTTAGTAACTATCTAGCTGACCTAGTGGAGAAACCTATGCGATTCTCTTTCAAATCTAAAGGGGAAAATAAAAACATGACTACTGATGTCATTGAACAAGAAGCTGTTGCTTCGCTCAAGGCAGATTTTGAAGCTGCTGTAGCCAAGAATGCTGAACTGGCTGCTGCTCTGACAGCTCAGAATGAAGCGTTTGAAGCTGCTCAAGCTCAAGCCGCTGAATTGCAAAAAGCTGTAGCTGCTGCTCAGGAACAGATTGCTCAAATGCAAGCTGCTGCTGCCAAGGAAGCGTCCGACAAGCGTATGGCTGCTCTGCAAGCTGTCGTTGACCAAGATCAAGCCGCTACGCTGCATGTGTCGCTGGCTGCTCTGGATGACAAGGCGTTTGCTACGGTTGTTGCTTCGCTGCAAACCAAGGCTGTTGATGAAGATAAGGCTTTTGCCGAAAAGGGATTCGCTGGTAGCAATGCTGACCCGGTGGAAGAAGACAAGACTGCGGCCATCATTAAGGCCAAGTATGCTGCTAAGAAGCAGTAATTACAATAACACACAAGGAGAATTAATATGGTCGCTCTTGTAGCTACTGAAACTAAGCGGTTGGGTGATGTACTGAAGTATGAATTTGAACGCGAAATGGGTTTTTGCCGTAAGGCTGTAACTGCATACGAGTCTGGTGCTAAGACCTACACCCCCGGCACTGTTCTGGGCAAGACGCTGGTGAGTGGCTCTGCCGCTGCCGTGGCTGGTGCGGGTAATACTGGTAACGGTACGATGGGTAGCATCACTGTCTCTGCTCATGCAAAGATTGGTCAGTACACCCTGCGTATCACTGTTGCTTCCAGCAACGCTGGTGCTTTTGAACTGCTGAACTCCAGTGGCTCTGTCATCGGTACTGGTAACGTAGCTTCGGCTTTCGTTGGCAATGGTCTGGCTTTCACGCTGGCTGACGGCTCTGCCGACTTTATCGTTGGTGACACCTTCACTATCACCGTGACAGGTACTGAAAAGTACAAGATTCTGGAAAACACTGCTTCGGACGGCTCTGCCGCTTTCGCTGGTATTTATATCGGTGCTTCTAACGGTCTGGGTATTGACACTTCTGTTGCCGCCACCACTGACACCACTGTCCTGATTCTGGAACGTGGCCCGGCTATGGTTGCCAAGGAAGGTTTGACGCTTGGCGCGTCTATCAACACTGCTGCTGAGAAGAATGCTCTGTACGCTCAAATGGCTGCTGTCGGCATCATTGCTGAAGCTCAAATCTAATAACAAGGAGAACTAGAGAATGGCTATTGTAAGGTCGTACACCGACGCTTTTCAGATCATTGACCGCACCCCTGAAATCAACCTGATTCCGAATCAGTGGGGCATTATCACTCAATCGGGTATTTTCCCGTCTACCGAAGGGGTCACCACCCCGGTAGTTAGCATGGAACAAATCACCAAATCCGGCGCTGTCATGGTTGACCGTATTCGTGGTGAGCGTAACAACGTTTCCAAGGACTATGTGCGTAAGCTGTATTCCTTCAACGTCCCCCACTTCCCGCTTGACGATGTGCTGAAGCCGGAAGACATTCAATCTCGTTCTGCCTATGGCACGAATGACCAGCCGGAACAAGAAGCTCTGGCTCTGGCTCGTAAGATTGAGCGTATCCGCATGTCGCACATGCAACTGAAGGAAAAGGCGTTTGCCCAACTGCTGGCTGATGGTACGGTCTATTCTCCGAATGGCACTATCTCTACCAACTTCTACACCGAGTTTGGTATCACCCGTAAGGAAATTGATTTCGTGTTTGGTACTGCCACCACGGACATCATGGGTAAAGTGGAAGAAGGTATTGCCCACATCATCGATAACCTGCTTGCAGGCGGTGAAGTGTCTACTGGCTTTGATGCTTTCTGCTCGCCGGGCTTCTTCAGTAACCTGATTAAGCATGCTAAGGTGCAAGCTGCCTATACCTATTACTCTTCCACGCAAGAGCCGCTGCGTCAGCGTCTGGACTCTTCGTTGCCGATGGGTACTCGTGTGTTTGAATACGGCGGTGTGCGTTTCATTGAGTATCGTGGTACTGATTTCGGTGGCACTGTGTTTATGACTGCTAACGAAGCTCGTCTGGTGCCTCGTGGCACGATGGATGCTTTCGGTGTGTACGCTTCGCCCGCTGGAACTATGTCCCATGTAAACACAATTGGTCAAGAAAGCTACCTGTTCACTCACCGTGACCCGATTGATGGCTCTGTCATCATCCGCTCGGAAATGAACCTGCTGGCCGTGGCCCGCAAACCGGCTGTAATCGTGCGTCTGTACTCTTCGACCTAATCATTGGTTGAATAGCTTTAGCCCCTTCGGGGGCTATTGTTCAAATGTATTCAAAGAGTGTATTTGAACAATAGAATAACAAAACAAAGGAGAATTGGCATGGCCTATACAGGATCGCCTGCAACAAGTGCCGTGGATCGTGTCAGAATCTCGGTCGGGGACATTGATACAACATTGGTTTTCCTTGACGATGCTACATATGAATACTACCTAGACAAAAACAACGGGAATGAGAAACGTACAGCAAGAGAGTTGATGCCAGTCATTCTTTTCTCCCTTGCCAAAATGCGTCGTGAACGTGCTTATATGTGCGAGGTGTATGGTGCTGATACATTTAATAACTACATGCAAGCACTTAAACTCGCTCTTGCAAATCCGGCGATCTATGATGTTGAGTTTACACCGTATGCTGGTGGCATTAGTCGTAGTGATATGCAAGCGAACAGCGATGATAACGATA